CACCGGAAACCCGATGGGCAGATGAGGTCATTGAAGAGTTTGCGGCTTTTCCGAATGCAGAGCATGACGATTTAGTGGACTCAAGCACTCAGGCTTTGTTAAGATTTAGACAAGGTGGTTTTGTCAGTCTTTACTCCGATGAAGAAGATGAACCCTTTTACGCAAGTAAAGCAGAGTATTATTAATTATGGCAATAGAAAAAATAACACCCGCAACTCCAATAGAAGGAGAGCTAGAAGCAAGCGTTGAAATAGATATCATTGAGCCTAATGGTGCAGAGATGACCGAAGATGGCGGAATGATTATTGATTTTAATCCAGATGCTTTTGATCCAAGCGGTGACTTTTTTGCAAATTTAGCAGAAGAAATATCCGAAGATGATTTGAAAAAACTAGCAACCGAGCTTATTGGTCAATATCAAGGTGATCGAGATTCTAGGAACGATTGGGAAGAAACTTATATAAAAGGTTTGGATCAATTAGGCTTAAAGATTGAAGATCGAACTCTACCTTGGCCCGGAGCGTGCGGTGTTTTTCACCCAATGCTGACAGAGGCTGTGGTTCGATTTCAAAGTCAAGCAGTCGGTGAGATATTTCCAGCTTCAGGACCAGTAAATACTAAGATATTTGGTAAGGTTACTCCTGAAAAAGAACAACAATCAAAAAGAGTTCAAGAATATATGAACTACTTATTGACCGATAGAATGACTGAATACCGAACTGAGACTGAGAAACTTCTGTTTTCTTTGCCATTAGCGGGTTCAGCATTTAGAAAAGTTTATTATGATCCAAACATGGATAGACCATGTGCGATCTTTGTTCCTGCTGAAGATTTTATTGTGTCTTATGGTGCAACCGATCTTCAAATGGCAGAACGAGCCACACACATTATGAAAAAGAATGCGAATGATGTGCGTAAATTACAGGTATCAGGTTTTTATAGAGACATTGATTTGCCTGATCCATCGCCCGATCCAGATGATATTCGTAAAAAATACGATGAATTAACAGGCGATAGCTCAACTTATGACTTTGATAATCGCTATACGCTGTTAGAAATGATGGTGAACTTAGATTTACAAGGCTTTGAAGATACTGATGAGGAAGGAAACGAGACAGGCATTGCATTGCCTTATGTAGTTACCATTGATGTTTCAAGCAATAGCATCTTATCAATTCGTAGGAATTGGTACGAGAAAGACAATAATCGAATGATGCGACAACACTTTGCACATTATCAATATTTACCGGGTCTTGGATTTTATGGATTTGGTTTAGTGCATTTAATTGGTGGATTGGCAAAATCTGCTACTTCTTTATTAAGACAGCTAGTAGATGCAGGAACACTATCGAACTTGCCGGGTGGTCTAAAGTCCAGAGGGCTTAGAATTAAAGGGGATGATACTCCGATTATGCCGGGTGAGTTTAGAGATGTAGATATTCCCGGTGGTGCAATTAGAGACAACATTACATTTCTTCCTTACAAAGAACCATCAGCAACTCTTTATCAGTTGCTAGGAAACATTGTCGAAGAAGGAAGAAGGTTTACCAGTGCATCAGACTTAAATGTTAGTGACATGAACTCAGAAGCTCCAGTTGGAACAACACTGGCGATTCTTGAAAGAAGTATGAAAGTTATGACTGCTATACAATCTAGGCTTCACGCTTCAATGAAACAAGAGTTTAATATCTTGGTTAATGTAATTAAAGACTTTACCTCTCCATCTTATCCTTATGAGGTTGATGCAGAGTCTGATATTAAGGCTGAAGATTTTGATGAAAGAATTGATGTGCAACCTGTTTCTGATCCAAATTCAGCAACAATGTCTCAAAGGATAATGCAGTATCAAGCAGCACTTCAGTTGGCTCAACAATCGCCACAGATTTATAATCTGCCTGAATTACACAGGCAGATGCTAGATACATTAGGCATTAGAGATGCAGACAAGATTGTTCCGCTAGGCGATGATGTGAAGCCTGCTGATCCAGTTAGTGAAAATATGAATATGCTTAATGGGGAGCCAGTTAAAGCATTTGAATATCAAGATCAGGAAGCGCACATTAGAGTGCACATGAGCGCAATACAAGACCCAGAGTTGGCTCAAATGGGCGCAAACAACCCACAGGGTATGCAGTTACTACAAGCATCATTAGAGTCTCATATTAGAGAGCATTTAGCGTTTCAATATCGTGATGAGATTGAAAAAGAATTGGGCATTGAATTGCCTCCTATGGGTGAGCCATTGCCAGAAGATATTGAGAAACGATTGTCATCAATGGTTGCAGAAGCTGCGGAAAGATTATTGCAGAAACATCAAAGAGAAGTGCAACAACAACAAATTCAAGAACAAATGCAAGACCCATTGGTTCAAGCAAAAATGCGTGAGCTTGATATTAAACAAGCTGAAGTTCAACGCAAGGCTCAAGCCGATATGGTTGATGCACAAGTTGATATGCAAAAGTCTCAAAGCCGTGATGCTATTGAGCTTGAGAGAATTAGGTCGCAAGAAAAAATTGCTGATGCCAGTGTAAAACAAAAACTTGTTAGTGATGTTATTGATGCACAGGTAGAGGGCGAAAAGATTGAAAGCGAAGAAGCAACCAAAGCTGCAGAGATTGCATCAAGGCTTGCATCTACTATAACATCAGGCAATACTAATGAGCAGTGATATGCTGATTGAAAAATTTAAGTCAAGAATACGAGACTTAATGAACGATAGAGCAGATAATATTGCTACAGGAAGTTGTACCAGCTTTGATGAATATAAACATCAATCTGGTGTAATCGAGGGTTTAGCCCTCGCAGAGCGTGAACTCTTGGATATTATTCAAGAATTAGAACGACTCTAAATCGGCATAGTGCCGCAAGGTAACTCGGAAACCTTTAATAATTCCGTGCAAAGAGGTGGTCATGAATACTGCTCTCGATATAGAGAAAGAAAAGCAAGAGGCAACACAGTTGCCAGAACCCACAGGATATAGAATCCTAATAGCAATCCCAGAAAAAGAAGAAAAGACCGAAGGTGGTATCATCAAGGCGGAAGAAACTATCCGTTATGAAGAAGTATCTACCATTACAGGCTTTGTTTTAAAAATGGGACCTGATTGTTACAAAGACGAATCACGATTTCCTACTGGACCTTGGTGTTCCGAAGGAGATTTTGTTGTGTTTCGATCATTTAGTGGCACTCGTATTAAGATTCATGGGAAAGAATTTCGCATCATTAATGATGATAGTGTCGAAGCGGTAGTTGATGATCCCAGAGGCATAGAAAAAGTATGAGCGATACTAACGAAAACTCAACAATGAGTACAGAACAGAAGTTTTTAGGCGTAAAATCAAAGATTGGCTCTAAGCCAGATGAGGTTGTTGAACCTGAAAATGAGATTGATATTGAAATTGTCGATGATGTTGAAACAAAACCCGAAAAGAAAGAAAAGGTTTTTGCTGAAGATGTTAAAGACAAGCCAGTTGATGATGAAATATTGAATGTTGATAAGGGCGTTCAAAAAAGAATTGATCAACTAACAGCAAAACACCACGAAGAAAGAAGGCAGAAAGAACAAGCTGCAAAACTTCGTGATGAAGCAATTAAATATGCACAGCAAATAAAGTCTGAAAATGATCGTTTAAGCCGATTGGTTAATGATGGTCAGCAATATCTCGGAAAACAAGCCGAAGAAAGAGCAGAGTTTGCTAAACAAGCTGCTCAACAAAAATATAAAGAGGCTTACGAACAAGGCAATACAGAAGAAATGGTTGCCGCTCAAGAGGCTTTAACTAGAGCAACTATGGATGCGGCTAGTGCTGAACAGTTTAATGCAAGAATTCCAGAGGAAGAATTTGTTCCACAACAACAAGAACAGTTTGTGCCTCAACAACAGATGCCACCAAGACCTGATGATAAAGCAATTTCATGGCAAGCAAAAAACCAATGGTTTGGTAATGATGCTGAAATGACTAGCTTTGCATATGGTGTGCATGAAAAATTAGTAAGAGAAGAAAACATTGATCCTGCTTCTGATGAATACTATGAAAGAATAGATTCAAGAATGAAGTCAGTATTTCCAGATTTCTTTGGGAGTGAAGAAAAACAAGCTGTAAGCTCTAATTCCCAAAGTTCCGTGATCGCACCTGCTACACGCAATAATGGTGCGAAACCACGCAAAGTACAGCTTACAGCAACTCAAGTCGCCCTCGCAAAGCGTCTTGGGGTAACGCCAGAACAATATGCTAACCAATTGGTTAAGGATATGTCTGCAAACAACTAGAGGATATTTATATGTCTGAAGAGCGCACTCCAAGAGAGGAGTATAATCGAAAAACCACACAACGAAAGAAGTCGTGGTCGCCACCAAATGTACTACCTGACCCTGAACCAGAGGAAGGATGGGTGTTTAGATGGATAAGAACCAGCATGATTGGTAATCCAGATAACACTAATGTTTCCAGTAAGTTTAGAGAAGGCTGGGAGGTCGTATCTGCTGAGTCTCAACCAAGTTTGAAAATACTTTCGGATGAAGATTCACGCTGGGCAAGCGAAGGTGCAATTGAAGTTGGCGGGTTATTATTATGTAAAGCCCCTGTTGAGATGATCAAGGATCGTAGAGAATACTATGAGAATATGGCTGATCAACAGATGAGTGGCATTGATAATAATTACCTTAGAGAAAATGATCCAAGAATGCCTATGCTTCAACCGGAAAGGCAGTCTAGGGTTACTTTCGGGAGTAACTCTAAGAAATAACTTGTTATTTCATGGGGTTATGAATTTTAACTTTGTGATGTAAATAGGGAGGCTATTATGCCTAGTAGTGCAACACCTTACGGTGCTATGCCACAAGCTGGACTTAGTTGTAATGGTTCTTTTAGCGGAAAAGTTCGTCACTATAAAATTGCGAGTGCTTATGGTACTGGTATTTTTTATGGCGACTTTGTTAAGCTAGTTACTGCCGGTACTGTCGAAAAAGACGCTGGTACGACTACCTTGACTCCAATTGGTATTTTTGTCGGATGTTCTTACACCGATCCAAGTACTAATCAAAAGACCTTCAATCAACAATGGCCCGCATCTACTTCTGCTTCAGATGCCGTAGCCTATGTTATGGATGACCCAGATATTACTTTCCAAATGCAATGTGACGGCTCTGCCGCTCAAGCTGTATTGGGAACTAATTGTGCGGTTATTCAAACAGCAGGCTCTACCTCTATAGGGACTAGCAAAAACGCTGTCGATATTTCTACTGCAGCTACTACCAATACACTACCAGTTCGTATTATTCAATTCGTTGATGGACCGAACTCGGAAGTTGGTGATAGTTACACTGATGTTGTCGTCAAGTTTAATGCTGGGCACCTCATGGACAACACAACTGGAATATAAGGAATTTAATAAATGGCTATTTCAAGAGCACAATTACTTAAAGAACTTCTACCCGGTTTAAATGCGTTGTTTGGGTTAGAGTACGGCAAGTACGACAATGAGCATGAAGAGATATATGAGACTGAATCTTCCGACAGATCGTTTGAAGAAGAAGTCAAGCTAAGTGGCTTTAACGCTGCCCCCGTAAAAGACGAAGGTGCTGCTATCAGTTATGATAACGCACAAGAATCTTTTACTGCTCGCTACAACCACGAAACCATTGCAATGGGATTTGCTATTACTGAAGAAGCTATGGAAGATAATCTTTATGATTCGCTTTCTGCACGCTACACTAAAGCACTTGCCAGAGCTATGGCTTATACGAAGCAAGTCAAAGCTGCATATCCTTTGAATAAAGGATTTGGAGACTATGACTCAGGTGATGGAGTTGATTTATTCAGCACCTCTCACCCTCTTGTTTCGGGTGGAACAAACGCTAACAAACCTTCAACCGATGCTGATCTTAATGAGACTTCACTAGAAGCCGCCATTATAACTATTGCTGGTTGGACAGATGAGCGTGGTTTGCTAATTGCTGCAAAACCAACGAAGTTGATTATACCGCCTAACTTGATGTTTGTTGCTCAACGGATACTACAGTCTGATCTCAGAGTGGGTACTGCTGACAATGATATTAATGCGATAAAATCAATGGGCGTTGTTCCCGGTGGTTATGCTGTGAATCATTATCTAACTGATACTGATGCATGGTTCTTAATGACCGATGTTCCAAATGGATTCAAACATTTCGTTAGAACTCCAATGGAAACGAGCATGGACGGCGATTTTGATACTGGTAATGTAAGATACAAAGCAAGAGAAAGATATTCCTTCGGGGTATCTGATCCGCTTGGTGCTTACGGAACTTCAGGAGCTTAATTTTGTTAATGGAACCTGTGATGGGGGGGTTTCTTACTCAACCCCCATTAACTTAATCTAGGATAAATTCTTGTCTATCGACTGACCTAGCAGACTAAGCCAAAGACGATAGATTATTTTCCACGGAGGAAATTATGGCGAATACAACATTTAACGGACCAGTTCGATCAGAGAATGGTTTTGAGCAAATTAGCATTGCTGAAAGCACTGGTGCCGTAACAACTAATTTAGATATTGATTCTAGCGGTAATATAACCACAACAGGTTATGTTTCTTCTTATTCCAATATCAGCAGTATTACCAGTGCTACTCACTCGGTTGAGTCCACTGATTCAGGTACTGTTTACACTCTAAATAGAGCAGCAGGAATAGTGGTAACGCTTCCAACTGCTGCGGCTGGGCTTAACTATACATTTATAGTTGGCACTACCTTTACAGGTGCAGGACAAATCAATACAGACAATGCCAGTGATTTATTCTCTGGTTTTGCACAAGTATTTGATCCAGCAACTGCTGGCGATACCAATACCTTTATTCCTGATGCTAGTGATGATGACACTATTGATCTAGGATCAGCAGCTCAAGGTTGGTTAGTGGGCGGAGTAATTCGTTTAGTAGCAACTTCAGCAGCGGTGTGGCATTGTGAGGCATTTCTTCATGGCGATGGTACATTAGCTACTCCATTTGAATAAGGAGTAAATTATGGCTGATGCAGTAGCAACACAAACCATCCAAGATGGGGCGCAAAAAGCTATATTCAGATTTACAAATGTGAGTGACGGCACTGGAGAGAGTGCCGTCACCAAGATTGATGTTTCTGGTTTAACAACTAATCCAGTAACAGGAATGTCTTGTAGCTCTGTAAGTATTGAAAAAATTTCATTCAGTAATATCGGCATGGGAGTCAAGATATATTTTGATGCCAGCACCGATGTTTTAGCTATTCAGCTTCCTGCTGATTGGGCGGATGAATTTGATTTCTCTGAATTTAGTGGTATTCCTGATAATGCAGGAAGTGGCGCAACTGGAGATATCCAGTTTACAACTGTTGGTCATAGCAGTGGCGATAGTTACACTATCATTATGACTGTGATCAAACATTACACTAATCCAAGCTAGGAATTATTATGGCAAAATATAAAGTAGTTCAAAACGGAGAAAGAGTTCCAAGTGGAGAGCCAATTTTTCAAGTTGCAGAGATTATCGATGGCGAAGAAGTTATCGTTGATGGAAATCTTATGACTAAGAAAGAAGCACAAGCCTCTATGAAAGCTATGTCTCCTGCTAAAAAGACAGCGAAGAAAAAAACTAAAAAGTAATGCCACTTAAACGTGGTGCTTCTAAAAAAGTTATCTCTGGGAATATCTCTAAGTTAAAACGAGAGGGATATCCCCAGAAACAAGCTGTTGCTATATCTTATTCCAAAGCAAAAAGAAAAAAATCAGGAGGGCATATGCCTAGTTATTACGATTCTAAATCTAGCAAACCAAAGTCAACAAAGAAAAGACGATATTCTAAAGGCGGTTCAGTTAAAGGCAATACTGATGCTTATGGTGAATATACTATTGCCCGTGGCAGTGGCGCAGCTAGACCACAGAAATTTCGCAAGAATGGTTAATTAAATGGCTATTGCGACCACTAATGCTTTCAATCTCAATATAGGTGAGATTGTTGAAGAAGCCTATGAACGAGCGGGACTAGAAGCTCGCACTGGCTATGACTATCGTACTGCTAGACGCAGTATTGATATGATGATGCTCGAATGGCAAAATCGTGGAATCAACTTGTGGACAATCGAAAATGGAACACAAACATTAACTGCCGATACAGCAACCTATACATTGCCTGACGATACGATTGACTTGATGGAAACACATCTTAGGTTAAATTCTGGAGATAGTTCTAGTCAAACTGATTATCAATTAACCAGAATATCGCCTAGTCAGTATGCTGATATACCGAATAAACTACAGTCAGGTCAGCCTACTCAGATATGGATTCAAAGGCTTACAACAACACCGCAATATACAGTATGGCCCGTACCTGATTCTACGCAAACCTATACTGTTTCTTACTATCGAATTAGACAAATATACGATAGCGGGACACCCGGCAGTAATAACATGGATGTTCCTAAAAGATTTTTACCTTGTTTGGTTGCTGGACTTGCATATTATATAGCAATGAAAAGACCAGAAGCTGGAGATAGATTGTCTTTTCTTAAACAAGAATATGAAGAACAGTGGCAACTAGCATCTGAGGAAGATAGGGTTAAAGCGAATTTTCGCTTTGTGCCGTGGACATCTTACAGTAACTAATGACACAGTTTGCACAAGGTAAGTATGCTTTTGGATTTTGTGATCGTTGCGGTTTTCGTTACGACTTAAAAGATTTAAAAGATGAAGTAGTTGACACAAGACTCAGTGGATTCTTGGTTTGTCCTGAGTGTTTTGATCAAGATCAGCCTCAGTATCAACTAGGCAGAATGCCAGTTGATGATCCAATTGCTTTGGAGAACCCAAGACCTGATAAAGCACAAGAAGCAAGTAGGCGTTTGTATGCATTTGATCCTATTGGCGGTGGTGTTACTTCTGCTGGATCAAGAACAGTTGGTCTTGATATGAATGGCGAAATAGGAACACTTAAAGTAACAACAAGTTAGAGGATAAAAAAATGCCTAAAAAGAAAAAATTGAAAACAGCAATGCAGATGAGAGACAAAAGAACGGCTGATGCTGCCAAAAGATTTAAAGAAAAAGACAAAAATCGAAAAGAATGGATGGGCAAGTCCATGAAAGGCGAATTAAGCCAAGACGATCTTAATGTTAGAAAAAAATTATCAGAAGCAAGAGATAAAATTGCAAAATCAAATAGCGACTTAGAAGTAAAAATTTGGCAAGATCAAGTTAAAAGAAAATTTGGTGGTGGAAAGTTATAAAAAACAATGACTTACGCTGAATTAAAAAACTTAATACAGAATTATCTCCAGAATAGTGAGACTTCTTTTACTACATATCTTCCAGATATTATTAAACAAGCAGAAGATCGTATTCTTGAGAATGTTCAGTTGCCTGTTTTTAGAAAGAATCAGGTAGGTGCTTTATCAGCAGATAATCAATATTTAGGTATTCCAACTGATTTTTTAGCACCTTATTCTTTATCTTATACAGCCAGCAGTAATCAAACTTTTTTAATGAACAAAGATGTTAATTGGATCAGAGAGCTATATCCAAACGCAACTACAACAGGAGAGCCTGAATACTACGCTATATTTGATAATGATTACTTTATTGTAGCTCCAACACCAGACTCTGCTTACAATGTTGAATTACATTACTTTTATAGACCGGCATCAATAACTGCTGGCTCTGATAGTGGTACAACATGGTTATCAACGAATGCTCCTTCAGCATTGCTGTATGCTTGTTTGCTAGAAGGCTATGTATATATGAAAGGCGAACAGGATATGATGACTGTTTATAACACAAGATATGAATCTGCATTAGGCAGGCTTAAAGTATTAGGAGAAGGCAGAGACAGAAACGATGCCTACAGAGCAGGACAGCTTTAAATCTTCTAAAAAAATGGAAGATAAAGACATTGCAATTGTAGCAATGGGACAAAGCCAGATAGATTTCCATTTATCACAGGTTCATAGCGTATTGTTTGATGAGGTATGGGCAGTTAATGCAATGATAGGTGTTTTGCCTCGCATAGACAGAGCTTTCATATTAGACCCTATGAGTCGTTTCTTAGATTCAGAAGATGCAGGGTCTATGACAAAGATGATGAGATTGGTATTGCCAACTGCTTATTATCCAATTTATTCTTGTGAGCTAGATGAAAGAGTGCCTGCTGTTGAAGAATATCCATTAGAAGATATTGTAGAAAAACTAGGGTGTTCTTATTTTAACAATACGATTGCTTATGCGATTGCTTATGCTTTGTGGTCTAATGTTAAAAGTGTTTCTATTTTTGGTGTAGATTTTACTTATAAGAGCAACATGCATTTTGCAGAAGCAGGCAGGGCTTGTGTTGAATTCTGGTTATCTAAGTGTATAGATTCTGGAATAAATGTTTCAATTGCGCCTAGATCATCTCTTTTAGATACAGATATAGGTTTTAAAGATAAACTTTATGGTTATCATAGATTAGATGATCCAAAAGTTACTTATCAAAATGGAGAAGGAATAAAGGTTTGTAAGTTTTCTGAGGTTCAAATAGAAGAAAATTTAAAGCCAGTTGGAAAGATAGATAGAAATGATATAAATTTAAACCCTCCAGAGCCAAATAAATACTAATGGAAACAGATTCTTTTACAATATCTATAGGAAATTTAGGAGTTAAGACAACTGAAAACAGGGGTCATACTCCAGAAGAAGTTGCTGAAATGGCGACTGACAAAATTATTTCGGTGAGCGATACAGCACCACCGCAAATTAAAGCACAAGCACACGCTTTTAAAAATTTGTGCTACAAAATCATTGCTTATTATATGCATGAGGCGATTAAAAACCATATGTGTACTATAGGGAATCAATTAGAACAGCAAGGTCATAAAGACTTAGCTGAAATTATTAGGAGGCTATAATGGCTATAACACAAGCGATGTGTACTTCTTTCAAAAGTGAACTTTTGCAAGCGGTGCATAACTTTAAAGCATCTGGAGGAAACTCTTTTAAACTTGCTTTATACACTAGCTCTGCGACTATGAGTGCTTCTACCACAGCCTATAGCACAGGACAAGAAGCATCAGGAACAAACTATACTGCGGGTGGAGCAGCTTTAACAAACGTCAACCCTACAACATCAGGAACAACTGCGTATACTGATTTTGCTGATTTGACTT